TTCTGAGTGCAACAAGTGCCGATGTTTCTGGTATTCTTACCGTAGGGCAGTTAAAGGTAGGAAGTTCTGAAATAGTTGATAATTTAATTGGATATGCTCGCACAACATTTATTACTGATAATGCTGGCGTAGGATTTCACACCACAGCAAAACTTGGTATCAATACAACCACCAGTCCTGGTGCTTCTGATGTTGAATTTAAGGTTCATGGTGATGCAAATGTAACTGGTATTCTAACTGCCTCTACTCTTAGTGGAACTTTACCAGTAACTGATCTTTCGGGCACACTAACCAATGCTCAGTTACCAACCGATATTAATAAACCAACAGGTATTATAACGGCATCTTCCTTTGTTGGTTCATTGACTGGAACAGCAACAACGGCATCATCATTAACTGGAAGTCCCAGTATTACGGTTACTGATGTATCGGCATCTAATGTATCTTCTGGTGTCGTTACTGCAACCACAGAACTCAATGTAGGAACTGGCGGAACTGCCTTAACCTCTCTGGACAGTGGAAGACTTGGTATTGGTACAGCACTTCCAACATCAGAAATTCAGGTTAGAAAAGTATCTGGTTCTCTTGTAGAAGTTGTTTCTGATAGTGGACAGGCAAGAATCAGTGTCGGACAATCTGTTGGTGCTGGTAATAGCTCTGCGGTATTAAGATTCGGAAACTCTGCTGGTGTACTAGACATCATCAATAATGATATTGGCGATGTTAAGACTATTATTCATGGCGGTACTGGTGCTGGAAGCACGGGTAACTTTAAGTGGGTTTATGGTCAGAGCAATGTTGAGAGAATGACCCTAACTTATGATGGAAATCTTGGAATTAATGATACAACTCCATCACAAAAATTATCAGTAGGTGGTGGAGTTACAGTTACTGGAAATGTCCATATTGATAGTAATTTGACTGTTGGTGGAAGCATAACAGGAAGTATTACTCTCGATCCTATACTCACTGATACTAATTTAAATAATAACTCTGGAATAACAACTCTTTCACAACTTAAGGCAACAGAAAGCGTTGACTTTGGTGATGCAACATTAGTTGGATTGGGTAATACAGTTGCTATTGGTACTGATTCTGGTTCTACTGACTTTGGATTAATTGTTGATAATGGAGTTAGAGCAAGTAAAATAGAAGTTTCAGATTCTGGAGGAATAAACGCCAATACTGGCATTATTACTGCACTGGACTTTGTTGCGAGTGGTGGATTTAGAATGTCAACAGCAGCAACTACAAATGCAGTTCAGATTGAGTATGCATCATCCCCAGATAGAGTAATATTTACTGTTGTTGGTATAGGATCAACTTCATTTAATTTGGTGTAATATGTCTCTAACAGCAAGCAAGGTCGGACCATATTTTTCCTCTGGGTCCATATCTTTTAGACAGTTAAGATCTAACTTTAAAGAAAGTTCTTCTGGATCAGTAAGTGCATCAGAACTTTTAAGAGATACTAGTATAACAAATACAAATCCGATTGTTCCTGATACTAATGAAAACATTGGCATAGCAACATCAACTAATTTAAAAACATCACAATTTAGAAATTCTATCAAATATTATAATCTAGATCAAGGTAGTAATGATACTGACTTAAATGTAGATCTTACTGATTCCAATTTATGGAACGACAATCTTTATAAAAATGTTGTCAAGACCATAACACTTGCGGGCACTAGTGGATCAACTAATGGCGATCCTGCTGTTAGTTTAGATGTTAGTTCTTTGGAAAATGCTATCGTTGGTAATGTTATTCTTATTATTACTGGAAGTATACTAGGGTCTGGCGGATCTGCTGGAACTGAGACAGAAAATGGTGGTGATGGTGGAGATGCCATATACATTGATACAAATGGCACCGGAACGGTCACTATAAGAACTTCTGGTGCCTCTGCACAAGTCTACGGCGGCGGCGGTGGCGGCGGCGGTGGCGGTGATGGTGGAACAGGTGGAGGAGGGCAATATACACAATCTGGGTCTTCTTATTGGGCAAACACTGTTTGTAGTGGAAATGGTATGCCTTGTTATACATTAAATCCACCGTTTCCATGTAACTGTGAAAATGAATGTAATAGCATTAGATCATGTGGTGATGGTATTAACTATACATTATGGGTAAGGAAATGTAGATATTGTTACACCAATACTTATTACACAAATGGTGGTGCCGGAGGAGATGCTAAAAATGGTGGATTAGGACAAGGATATTCGCAAACTAGAACTTTTGGAGTTAATGGAGATATTGGTAGTAATGGTGGAACAAATGCTGGAAGAGGTGGAACAGGCGGAACCAGTGGAACTGGTGGTAATTGGGGAGAAGATGGTACAGACGGCAATACTGGAAATACTGGTAATAATGGAAATCGCACATCTGGACTTGCTGGCAACAACGGAACCTTAGGTGGAACGGCAGGTAGAGCAGTTGCTGGTTCTGGGTATGTTATTGATACTGTGAATGGAATTGATTCTGCATATATTGGTCTAAAATGAAGAATATATAAACTAGATCATTATAAGATTATGAAATATACAATTAAAGAAGTAATGCCCGCTCAAATTTTAGTTGAGTTTGAGGATGAGTCAAAGGCAATTGTCTATGTGGATCCAGAGGCATCACCAGAAGATATTGATGATGCAGTTTCATATTATGATCCAGATTTTCTTCCAAACCCAGAAACACTAATAAACAAGAATGTCTCTGCTGGAGAACAAAGAGAGTCCACAAGAAAAAAGAATTCCAAAGGACCTGGACTTGTATCTAGAGAGGAATATGCCTGCGAAGAAGAGATTGATCCAGATAGTGTTCCAGATGTTGATTTAGTTCCCGTCCAAACAACGTTATATGGTGGATTACCTTTACCATCATTTCATAAAGATCAGGTAATTATATCATATGTTATGGCAGATTATTTCATCAAGAAATATAATGATGATACGTTAAAAAAAGAACTTGATAAGAAAGTAGAAGAATATATTTTGACAAATGATATTACGATGGAAAAAGCACTAGAAAGTTTAATGTATGAAGATGATGATCTAATTGTAAGACTTGCCGAGCAGGAGTTAGAAAATGAGCAACAGTGAAGAAATTAAAGGTGCTATTGATAAAATGAAGATTTGTCTTCAATGTGATCAATTCTTTAAACCTACAAAGCAATGTAAAAAGTGTGGTTGTTTTATGCCCGTGAAGGTGAGAATACCTGGAATGCATTGTCCTCTAAAAAAATGGTGACTTGACAAGACCTCAGAATCCATATAGACTACCTTTGTCCCGGTTGAAGATGAGACTCTAAGGTCTTACCGGAACCAATTAGGAAACTGTCACAGAGCCCATCGGTAGAGTCCCCACCGTGCTATAATAGTCCCATACGCGATGAGGACTGTGATGCAACTCCGACCCCACCAGCAGGATGCTCTGGATTCTATGCTGGCATTTGACAAGGGTCAGATTGTCATCCCCACTGGGGGTGGTAAGACTCCCGTTATGTTCCACGATCTGATTGTCAACTGTCAGTATATCGACAATGGTATGACTACTGTTGTTGTTGCTCCTCGTATCCTTCTTGCTGAGCAACTGTGCTCTGAGTTCTTGGAGCACATTGATACTACCAATACTCACATTCTTCACGTTCACAGTGGAGAAACTCATCACTTCTCTACCACTAACCCTAGTAAGATCAACCTGTTCGTCAACACTGCACGGACTGCTGGTGAGAATGTAATTATCTTCACCACCTATCATTCTCTGCACCGTCTGCAACAGGCAGATGTTGAGGTCAATACGATTTACTTTGATGAAGCACACAACTCTGTTCAGCGTAACTTCTTCCCTGCTACGGAGCACTTCTCTGCTGTTGCTGACCGCTGCTATTTCTTCACTGCTACTCCTAAGCACTCTCTTACTGTTTCCAAGCCTGGGATGAACGACCCTGAGGTTTATGGTAACGTGATCTGCAACGTCCCTGCTCCTAAGTTGGTAGAAGAAGGTTATATCCTTCCTCCTAAGGTTGTTGTCAAGCAACTGGATATGGTTCAGGACAAGCAGATGATTGCTGACCGTGACTCTCAGAACCTACTGGACACCATTGATGAAAACTCCTTGAATAAGATTCTTATCTGTGCTCGTTCTACCAAGCAGATTGTCAAACTGCTGGCTGAATCTGACTTCCGCAAAGAGTTGTCTGAGCGTGGTTATTCGGTGATGTATATTACTTCCAAGACTGGTGCCATTATTGATGGTCAGAAGGTCAATCGTGAGGTGTTCTTTGACACTCTCAACGCTTGGGGCAAGGATCCCTCTAAGAAGTTCGTGGTGCTCCATCACAGCATTCTGAGCGAGGGTATCAACGTTAGCGGTCTGGAAGCAGTTCTGTTCATGCGTAACATGGACTACATCGGTATCTCCCAGTCCATCGGGCGTGTGATCCGTCTGGGAGGCGCTCAGAAGACCTTTGGACTGGTCTGTGTGCCTGTCTATGATAAAGTGGGCATCAGCACCGCCAAGAGCGTCCAAGCGGTCGTAGACACCGTTTTCCATCAGGGTCTGCCTGCTGTGTCTGTGATCCGTCGCTGACCAGTTACGAAACCGTCCACCAGGAGCAGAAACCCTGCTCCTCCCTGCTATAATACTAAGGTAATCAAAAAACCACCATGATCTGCGAAGTCAAACTCTACGTTGCTGGTAAAGTCTTTTATGAGACCGTTCATGCCCGTGACTATTCTGAAGCAAAACAAGTTGCACTTGCTCGCAATCCTAATGCAACTGTTGTAAGTGTCAATGCCAAGTTCTAACTTTCAGAAACCCTTTATTGACCGTCCTGGTGTCTTAGATGATACTGCTGGAGATCCGCAAGGTTATGTAACAAATGATGGCATGTGGGCAGCAGTGCCTATAATAGGTTGCAAAGCATTTGCCATCATTAATAATGGTTCCGTTGTCCATGAGGCACGGAACTATTCTTCGGCAAAAAACTACATTCTTAAGGAAATCAAAAAGTCCAAAAAGAAGTAGTGTAAATAATACAAACAGGAAACAATTCATGACCGAAAAACACGAAAAGCGTAGAGATGCACTGGGTTTGTTTTATGAGAGCGTCTTAAAACCAGACCCTGAACTGCGGAACTGTGCTCACAACCAAAAGTGTTTTAATGAGTTGATGGAATGGAGAGACGAAATCATCCGTTATTTGGATGAGCGTAGGGTTCAGGAGTTCCACTAATGACCATACAATTAGCATGGTTTGCACTGTTCGCAGTGGCAATGTATTTCATCGTGTCAGATGAGAGCATTGCCGCTGCTTTTTATTATGTGATTAGTATAGCAAAGAATTATATTAGAGGAAGAGTATGGTTGATTACAAACGACCCACGCAATCCTGTGGTAAAATATCTAATATATCGTCGCTCTCTTAAACTAGCAAGGGAGTTGACGGCAAAAATAAATAACCACATAGAGAATAACAAGGACTGATATGTTATCCACACAGTATCGTCTTCGACTTGAAGGCATATGTAAGAAGATTGCCTTACAAGAAGAAGTAGGTCTTGAAGACATGGTGTGGGCAGAGAAACTTGCGAAGGCAAATACATCTGCCAGAGAGATGCTTAAAAGAGCAAGAGGTCGTGCTGCTAACCCTGATATGGTTGAGGGTAGTATGGACGATTTTATGAATAAGATGGGGCTAGGTGATCCTGACCCATCAAATCATCGCACTGGTTTTGGTAGTGCTGATGAGATTGTAGATTGGTTTAACCAAGACAAACCTGAGGATTGGAGGCAACGTGACTGAA